ACGGCGATCCGCAGGTCGAGACCTCTGGCGGCCTGTTCTCGATCTCGACCATCCAGCCTGATCCCAACAGCAATTCCTATGTCCGCCTGATCCAAATCTACGCCGACCTGCCAACCGTCACCAACCGGCGGCCGATCGTCGAGCTGCTCCTCTACGGTGGCGATCAGACCGCGGGCGATGTCACGCCGCTGCAGATCAGCGTGCCCGGTGGTCTTGTGTACTAAGCCCAGCGCCTGCTGTTGGCTGATTGCTGTTTGGCTGTAGCCCAACGGCAGTTGGTCGGTTCATAGTTGCCGTTCATGTCTGGGTAGCGATCGATGGAATGCTTTCGCGATGGGCGCTTACCCATGTCGGCGAAGAAGTTCGCGAAATCTCGCCAGCGCTTGCACACCTTGATGCCGCGACCGCCCCAGAGATGAAACTTCGTGTTGTTTGGATTGGTGCAGCGCTGCAGCATGTAAGCCCATATTCGATATTCGGTCGTTCGACTTTGGCCGTGTCGATGAGCTGTCTCACGCGCCCTGTCCGCTTTGAAGCAACCGCAAGATCGCGACCGACCACCCTTTAGTGTCGATCCGCTAGTGACGATGGTTTCACCGCAGTCACACCGACACTTCCACATTGACTGTTGGTGACGGTTGATGTGATCCATCTTCAACACAACGAGACGCCCAAATCGTTTCCCAGTTAAATCGAGACGACGCGGGTTCATAAGTAAACCTCCTCTAAACCATGGGAGATAAGGTATGGGTACGACCCCCGTGTTTGGATTGCAATTTATCCAACAAGATGATCAGGCGATGCCGGTCATAGGTGCTAATATGGACGTTATCGGAATTATTGGCCCGTCGTCCACCGCCGACCCGGATATTTTTCCGCTCGACACGCCGGTCCTCTTCTTCTCCAACGACCTCACGCTCGGGCCAGCGCTTGGGAACGACGGCTATATTCCCGATGCGATCAACGGCATCAATGCGCAACTGGCTGATTTCCAGATCGCGGCGCAATTGGTGATCGTGCGCACCGCCTATGGCGACAGTCTGGTCAGCGAGACCGAGACGCTGCAGCAGACCATCGCGCGCATCATGGGCGACAGCGTGCTCGGCACCGGGCTCTATGCGTTCCTCAAGGCGCCCAACACGCTTTATTGCACGCCGCGCATCATTGTCGCGCCCGGCTATACCGGGCAGATGGCGAACTCGCTCGACACGCTGACGATCGGAACCCCCGGTGTCGCCTACATCCCGAACCAGACCTACGGCATCACCTTTACGCTCGGTAACGGCGAGCAGAATCTCACCACCTCGGTGCTGCCGACCGGCCACGCGGTCGCCGACAACAATGGCCACATCGGCGAGCAAGAGCTGTTCATCGACACCTGGGGCGCGTGGTTCACGGTGGCGCCAGACGCGACGCTGCCGCCGCCTGATGGCATCGCGGCGCCCGCCTCGCAGGCGCAGGGCCAGATCATTTTCAACGCCCAGCCCGGCGTCGGCACCAACGTCACGATCTCAAGTCAGCCGGTGACTTTCGTCGCCTCGACCACGACGCCCGGTCCGTATCAGGTCGCGCTCGGCGCCAATCTCTCCGACACGCTCGATGCTCTCGTCGCCTACCTGATGGGCACCACGGCGCAGGCCGATCCCAATCTCGGGCTGTGCACCTACGTCAAGGCGGCGTCGACCTATCTCAGCCTGCTGATCACCTCGGTGGCCGCGGCGGCAGCGGCGAACGACATCACCATCACGACCAACGTGACCGGCGCCCAGTGCTCGCCGACGCTGCAGGGCGGCGCCGATGCCGAGATCGCGACACAGGCGACGCTGATGACGACGATGGCGCTCGGCGCCAACCCGGTGTGCGCCAACATGACCGGCGTTCTCGATACCCTGATCGGTCATGGCATCGTCGAGAGCGCCGGCACTTCGATGATCGCCGACGAGAGCTGGCGCACCACGCTCAACAGCCAAAGGCTGATCGGACTATCGGGCGGCGTCAAAATTCAGGACCCGATCTCCGGCGACATCATCGTGATGCCGTTGGCGCCGCGGATGGCGGGCGCATTGGTGGCGGTCGATTTCTCGACTGGTTACCCATTCCACAGTGCAGCCAACCGCGCGATCCAGGGCATCGTCGGCCCGGCGCGCTCGATCGCGTTCTCGCTCACCGACGGCGAGACCGAAGGGCAGGTGCTGCTTGGTGCCAACATCGGCATCATCGCCCGCGGCCTGATCGGCGTCGAAAGCGCGATCTCGTCCGGCGGTTTCATCCTGATCGCGACCGACAACATGGGGGACGACCCCTTGTGGCAGATGTACAATGTGAAAAGAGGTCGCGATTATATTCACCTCTCGCTGATGCCGGCGCTGCGCACCTATCTCGGTCGCAGCAACATCGATCGCCAGACCATCACCAACGTTGAGGAGACCATCGCGTCGTTCCTCGCCCAGCTCACGGCCCTGCAGCAAATCCTCGGCTACAAGGTGACGTTCTTGGGCTCGCTCAACAGCGCTGAGGAGATCAGGCTCGGGCATCTGACGGTGAGCTTCGCGGCCGAGGAGCCGCCGGTGCTCAAGTTGATCACCACGATGTCGGCCCGGTATGCGCCAGCGATCGATGCGATGGTGGCGCAGCTCTCCGAGCAGCTGGTGTTCTCCGGCTGATGAGCATGATCATCGTTCTTCTTGCGACGAGTTTGATCGTCGATCCCGCACTGGCGGCGAAGAAACCGCCGCCAGTGCCACCAACCTCTCTTCACGTCGTTTGTCGTGACGCCAAGACCGGACGCTACGTGCAGCGTGCTTACGCCGAGCACTATCCCGACACGACAGTGTGCGAGATCAAACGCTTTTAACATCGGAGAACGCAAATGGCGGAAACCATTCTCACGCTTGATCAGGCCAACATGTTTTGTGGTCGTGAGCCGACCGACGTGAACAACGGCCTGTATCTCGAACTCACCGAGTTCAAGCTGCCGGCAATGAACGAGCAATACGTCGACCACCGCGCCGGTGGCGTGCCGATCGCGATCGAGGTCGACACCATCTTCGCCAAGCTGGAGTCGACGTTTCAGCTGATCGGCTGGAATATCCAGACCCAGACGCTGATCGCGTCGTGGATGGCCGAGCAGAACGTATTTTGGATTTACGGCTTGGCACGCGATCGGATGACCGGCGAGGCATCGCGCGTCACCGCCAAGATGCGCGGCAAGCTCGGCCTCGCCGATCCGCAGAACTGGAATAGGTCGGGAGCCCAGCATTTCAATTACGCGATCAAAGGTATCATCGCCTATGATCTCGTGATCGGAAACACCTCGATATACTCGTGGGATTTTTTCGCAAATCGTTTTGTCGTCGGTACCTGGGATCGCAATGCCGACATCAACGCGATCCTCAACGTCCCGATCGCCACTGCGGCACCGGTCTTGGTCGGTCCGGTCATCGAGCCGGGGACGCCGTAAGTCATGGCGATCGACATTCTGCGCAAGACCGGCGGCTGGATGGTGGAGTTGGTGGTGCCGATCAGGCATGGCGCCAAGACCATCGACACCATCGAAATCAAGGCGCCGACCATCGGCGTTCTCACCCGCTGGCAGCGTGGCGACATCGCGTCATCGATGGCATTGCTCGCCGAGCTGTCAGATATCCCCGAGTCGATCCTCAGCACCATTACCTACCCCGACGCCGATCGTGTGCTGATGGCGCTGTTCAATGCGGTGCCGAAACCGATCCAGACCGACTTCACCAACGGCAACCGACCGTTGGCGACACCGCCCGATGAAGCGCCGGCGCCGGCGCCGGGATCACGGCCGTTGGCGGTCGATGATCCGCGCTTCCCGCAGCATGAAGGCACACTGAGCAAGCCAGACCAGCCCGTGCCAGTGCCTGCGCCTGCGCCGCCGCCTGCGCCAGCTCCGGCAGCGGAAAGCGGGATCGGCATTGCCATGGATGGTCCGCCGATGATCAGAAAGGTCATCTGACGTGTCGGATGTCGACTATAGCGTCCGAATAACCGGGTCCGACGAAACCAAAGGTGCATTCGACTCGGCGTCGCGCAATGCGACCGACGCCGCCAAGATGATCAGCGACCAGTTCAAGCAGGTCACCGAGACTGTCGACAAGCACACCAAGGCGGTTGACAAACTCGCCAAGAAAACATCCGGCAAATCTCCCGAGGACCTCACCGGTGCGTTCGGCGCTGCGCAAGGCGCGGCTGAAGGGTTTGGCGAGGGTGTAAAGAAAGCGTTGGCGCCCGCCGCGGTCACCGCATTCGCGGTCGCTGCCGTTCACGAGTTTGCCAAGATCGAAGACGCCGAGAACCGCATCCTTGCCACCGGCAAGGCCAACACCGCGCAGCTCCGCGAGATGCGCGCCGGGATGGACGAGCTGGGCGCGGTGGTCGGCAAGAACCTCGCCCAGATGGATGCCGACTACGCCAAGCTGCTCGGCACCAGCGCTCAGCTCAAGGACTTCTTTCCCGATATGGAGAAGTATGCGGCGATCACCAAGTCGTCGTTCGAGGGCGTGATGAACATGGTGACCACCGCTGTTGCCGGTGGTCTCAAGCCGTCGGAGATTCCCGAGTATCTCGGCAAGCTGCAGCACGGTTATCAGGAATACGGCGATGCCGCCGCTGCCGCACAGACCAAGGCGTCGATCGCGCTGCATAATCTCGGCATCAACGGTATTGAGGTGCAGAAGCAAATCGGCTCGGCTATTGCCGGGATGGCGCCGCTGGTCGGCGGGGTGCAGAACGCATCTGATGCGTTGGTCAAGGTGATCGAGCAGGTCGCTGCCGGCAAGGGCGGCGCCAACATGCAGGACATGATCAGGTACCTGCGCGACGGCTCGATGTCGCTCGATCAGTTTTTCGATGTCATGATGAAGAGGTCCGATCCGGCGGCGCGGAGCTTCCAGTCGATCCTCGAAAAGGACCCTGTCACCAAGGGCTGGGTGCTTAACTGGCAGCAAGGGCGCAAAGCTGTCGAGGATTTCACCAAGGCGACCGGTGGCCTCGACGAAAGCCCGATCCTCAAGTCGAGCACCTCGCAGGCGTTTCGTCAGCTCACTGGCGATATCAGTGCGCTGCAGCGTGCCTTCGGCGAGCTGATCGATCGTCCGGCCGTTGCCGTCCTGCACGGCATCGCAGGCGGCGTCGAGCATCTGACCCATGCGATCGAAGGTTTGACGAAGCTGTCACCAGCCAGTGCGCTGCGTGGCCTTGGGCTCGAAGGCATCGTCATCGACAAGAAGGATCAGAAGCCAGCGGTGCGGCCGGTTCCTCCGCGGGCGGGAGGGACTGCCCCCGGTCCCGGCCGCGGCACTTTCCGCCCTGGCGCTGCTGCCCCTGGCCCTGGTGGCACGCCGCAGCGCTTCAGTGGCGGCGGCGGTGGCGGCGGCGGTTCTGGCCCAGGCTCGCGCCCCGATGCGCTCGGGATCAACAGCTGGCCGACTTCGTCGAACATCGACGATCGCCGCAACCAATCGCCCTATGCCGGCCCGGGCGGCGGTGGTGGTGGCGGCGCGCAGTATTTCACCGGCTCCGGCGGCCGTGACAGCTACTCTGGCCCGGGCGGTAGCGTGGCCGCCGCGACCTCGGCGATCCAAACAGCGAACGACGCTGACGTGCACGCGATGGCGATGCGCGGCGGTGGTGGTGGCGGCTATGGCGGCGCTTTCACGCCCGGTGCTGGCGAGTATCCATGGGCTGGTGAAGCCGGCATGCAGGGCGGCCCCGGTGGTGGCGGCGGCGGCCCTGGCCCCGGTGGTGGTGGTGGCAGCGGCCCAGGTGCAGGCTGGGGACCCGGCGGCGGCCATGGTGGTGCCGGCTACGGCTATGGCGGCTTTCGTCCAGGCGTTGGCGGCTCTCGTGGCGGTGGTGGCGGGCGCGGCGGCTACCGCGGCCGTGGCGGCGGCGGCGGCGGTGGTGGTGGTGGTGGTGGCGGTGGTGGTGGTGACAGCACTGGCCGCCCCGGGACGCTGCCATGGCCGACGAGCGCGCCAGCGGGGCGGATCGCCGGCACCACGACGGCGACCGGCTACGGTCGCGCCGAGCAGATGACGCCGCACGATCTCTCTGGCGGCGGTGGCGGCGGTGGTGGTGGCGGTCCGACGCTGAGTGGATCGTCCTATCTGCAGGCGCAGCGTGCGCGGTTCGGTGAGGAATTGAAGAATCCAGAAACTCGCAAAATGATGCGCGCGATTCTCCATGCGGAGAATCCTGGCGCCGGACCGGGCGTCGTCGAGAGCCTGATGAACCGCATGTCGATGAGCGGTGGCTCGTTGATGAGTCCGGTCGGTGGCATGAGCGGCGGCGGAAGGAGTTTTTATGGTCCGATACGCACTGGCGCCGTTTACTCGCACATGCGCGAGGTCGAGGGAAACCCGGCGCTGAAGGCCAAGATGGATCGCCTGATTGATCAGGCGCTCGCCGGATCGAATGTCGTTCAAGGGTATACCGATCAAGGCAGCTCCGGTGATCCAAATTATCAGGCGGGCGGCGTCGGCGTTAACATCAATGGAGAGCGATTCAATAATTGGGGCGGCTATAAGAGTATCGCGTACGCGCGTCAGTGGACCGAGCAACAGCAGGCCGCAGTGCGAGGCGGCGGTGTTGTTGATATTGCCGGCGGTGGTGGTGGTGGTGGGGGTGGACCTGGCCAAGCCGGCACGGCGCCGTGGCCCGGCACCCAAGCGGCAGCTGGTGGCGCGCCAGAGGGTGCCGTTGCCGGTGATATTCAGGGTCGCGCAGGCAGCTACGGTGGGGCATTCAATGCGCCAAGAGGTGCAGCACAGTCGGGGCAGCATCAAACCATCACACTCAAGAACGGCCAACAGGTCACCGTCAATGCCCGCGTCGCCGAGCAGTTCAAGGGTTTTTTCAACGACATGATCGACGCCGGTGCTCCGGTGCACAGCCTTGGCGGCTATGGCAATCGGCCCGGCAATCCATCGCAGCATCCGGTCGGCATGGCGATCGACTGGGCGCAGCATTCTCGCAACGTGGTCGATCCCGACGTGCAGCGTTGGATCAACCAAAATCGCGGCACGCTCGACAAGCTCGAAGACAAGTGGGGCATGTCTGGCGGCGAGAAGTGGAAGAGTCCAGACACCGGCCACTTCTCGATCCAGAGCATTTACGGCACCGAGCATTTAGCGAAGCTACATGCCGGGACGCAGCTCGCCGGTCCGCCGCCAGCTGGTGGCCCAAGCCTCGACAAGGGCGTCCCCGCCGCGCCGTACATGCATGAGATGGAGGATGTCGCCAAACAGCGTGACAGTGATCCGCGAGGCACCGGAGCTTCGACGCGAATTCTTGGCAAGTTTCAGAGCGGTGCCAAGTCGAGTGATGTCGGGACATCGCCAAAATACTACGGCAGCGAAGGTTACGAAGACGAAAAGTCTGGTGATCATGCTGAGAACGAGAACATCCGTCGTCAGCGCGAGGAGCTGTCGAAGCCGATCAAGACGACGATGAACGTCACCCATCCGCGCCAGCACGAGCGTGCGCCGCCACCTGATCGTCACGAGTCGCGCATTGCCTCGATGTCGCAGAGCCGCCACGACCGCCACCGCCACGGCGGTGACATCGGGTACGCCTGATGTCCGACATCCTCGAAAACAAAGTTGCCATCGGCGCCAAGGTCGAAACCAAAAACGCATTCGATGTTGCAGCAAAGAGCGCCACCGAGTTCTTCCGCGCCAACGATCAGTCGTGGAAAAACGCCACGGCGCGTGTCACTGACTACACCAACGCCGCCGGCAAATTCGCCAAGGCAGTCTCCGGTCCCGGTGAGAACGAGATCGTCGGCGCGTTCGGCATGGCGACCCGCGCCGCCGCAGGCTTCACCGGTGGCTTCATCCTCGGCGGCATCACCGCAGCAACGAGCGAGCTGACCAGCTTGGTGATGAAGGGTGTCTCGGCATTCGCCGACATGGAGGATGCCGAAAACCGGCTGCTGGCGACCGGCAAGGTGACGCAAGATCAGCTCAAGGGGTTGGAGCACGAGTGGCGCGAGCTGGCGCCGACCGTCGGCAGGCACGTCACCGATCTCGCTGGCGACTATGCCACGCTGCTCGGTGAAGCGCCGAAGATGGCGCCGTTCTTTGCCGGGCTGCAGCAATACATGGCGGTCACCGGATCGTCGTTCCGGGCGTCGCTCGACATGGCGAACACCGCGTTGATCGGCGGTGTCAAGCCGGCGGAGATGCTCGCCTACCTCGAAAATGCCGCGCGTGCGAACCTGACGCTTGGCGACAAGGGCACCAGCGCCGCCGCCGCGGTGTCGCGATCGTACCGCACTCTCGGCATCACCGGCGCCACCACGCAAACCCAGATCAACAACATCATCATCGGGCTCAAGCCGGTGCTGGGAAGCGCCACCGCCGCTGGCGATGCGATGATCAAAGTCATCGAGCAGGCTGCCGCCGGCAAAGGCGATTCGAAGATGCAGCGTATGGTCAATGGGCTGCGCGAAGGCAAGCTGACGCTGACCCAGTTCTTCGACGAGATGATGGCGCGCACCGATCCGCTTGGTAAGCAATTCCAACTGATCCTGCAGAATGATCCGATCACCAGGGACTTCATCAAGGCGTGGGAGCAGGGCGCCGCAGCCATTCACGAACTCAACACCACCAAGGCCACCGCGTTCAAAGATCACCCGATGCTGACGGACTCGACGCGAACCGCACTCAACCGTCTCACCGAGGCGTTGCTGGCGTTGTCCGAGGCGATCGGCGGATTATTGCCGGCGTCCAAGACCCTCGAATTCATCGCGCACCAGATCGAGCGGATCACGGCTGGTACCGAGAAGGCCGGAGCGGCGATCGAGGAGATGGAAAAATACGGCATTACTCAGGAGCGTTGGAAGGACACTGGCGCTCTCGGGTCGCCGTTGACGCCGTTTAGCCGGTGGTTGTTTCCGCATTCGCCCAAGGCCGCACGGGAGCCGTACGGACCGCAGCTGCCCGGTGCAGGCGGCAAGCCAGCGTTCTTCTCCGGCGGCGGTGGCGGCGACATGGAGCCCGGGTCCGATGACGGGTTGATCGGGGCCATTAGTGCACTCGACATCAACGATCCGGCGACAGCCGGCAATGTCGCCAGCACAGTCGCTGATGCTATGCGGACCTATTTCGCGGCGTCAGGTGAGCCCGGTCTCGGCGGCGCGGCTGGCGCCGTGAGTGCTGCGGGCGGCGCCGGCGGCGGTCTTGGTGACATCGTTCTCAGTCAAATGCTCGGCGGCGCCTCATCCGGGTTTAGTGGCACCGGTGGCATTGGCGGGATGGGCGGTGACGGCCTGAGCACCATGAAGACGATGCAGTCGATCAACGACGCCGAAGTGCATTCGATGGCCATGCCCGGTCCCGGCCGCCGTGGTGCCGCTTTCACGCCGGGTGCTGGCGAGCTGCCGTGGCCGATGCTGGCGGGCGTACCAGCAAGTCAATGGGGTCGCGGCTTCAATGTCGGTCCTGCTGGCGGGGCTCCCAACCCTGCCGGCAATGGTGATCCCCAGGGCACGCCGCGGCCACCAAGTCCAGCACCGACCGGACCGGGGCCAGAGGCGCGGCCACCATCCGCGCTGGTGGAAGGTCCGAAGCCATCATTCCGGCCGCCGTTGCCACCACCGCGCCCGCCGATGCCACCTCCGGTGCCGCTACCGCGATCTCGACCGATCAAGGTCGCGATGGAAGTCGAACCGCCGCCGCGCTGGCAGCTTCAACGCGCCGCCCGCTATACTTCACAACTTGGCGATCTCGACGCTGAACGCGATCAGCAGGCGAGAGGTGCCGGCCAAATAGGATTTGCCTGATGCCAAACAGTGGACAAGCTGGTCTGCCAGACTTCACCAACACCCAGCCCGATGGCTCTGGATGGTGGGCACCGACGCTCGCCGATGGTGGCGGCCGTCCGGTTCTCTACAGCTGGGGTGTCGTGCAGTTCGAAGTCTTTCCGCTCAACATCCACGAGGTCGACCACGAGACCGCGACTGACTGGGCGCATAAGGAGATCGCCGGTGCGCCGATCTATCGCGAGTGGGTCGGCGAGAACGACGAGCTGCTGCATTTTCGCGGGCGCATCTTTCCCTACCGTATCGGCGGCATGAGCGATCTGGAGCGCTTCGAGTCGATGCGCGCGCAGGGCGTTGTCAATGCGATGCTGCGCGGCAACCCAGGCATCATGATGGGATGGTTCGGCTGCGAGCGGCTGGTGCGTTCGCATACATTCCTGTCGACCCAAGGCGTCGGCCAGCAGGTCACCTTCGAGGCGGTGATGGCGCGTTTTCCAGTGCCGGAGTCGTCCGGCTATTTTTCGCAGCTATGGCAAACCGCGGGGGCTGGCGGCTGATGGCGATCACCGGTTTCGAGCTTTGGCAGGTCGGCAGCGAATACGTCACCGCCGATCTCATCGTGTGGAAGCGCTACCGCAACAAGGCGATCGGCATCGTCGAGACCATGCTCGACGCCAATCCGCAGCTCGCGTTCTGCCATCGGGTGTCGCCGTTCATTCCGGTCGGCACCTATGTGCGCGTGCCGATCGATCCCGATCTCGTTGCCGGCAAACCGCAGATCAAGAGTCAGGACAGCCTGTGGACCGATAAGCAGGGGTACACCATCTAATGGCGCTCACCGTCACGCTCGCCGATCCCACCATCTACGATCCATATTCTGCCGCCGCCGATCCGGTACAAGCCAATCGGCTGCGCGCCGACGTGACCATCAGTGTTGCCGGCATGGATGTGACCTCGAAGGTCAATCCGCACCTGATCATGGTGCGAGTGCTGACCGGCGCCCATATCGAAGACTACCAGTGTGAGATCGAACTCGACGATCGCGACGGCACGCTGCCAATCCCACCGATCGACTCGCCGCTCAACATCAGCATCGGCTGGCGCGGTGGCGGCGCGTCGCTGGTGTGGGAAGGCGTCGTCCACGACATTGAGCACGGCTTCGGTCGCAAGCAGGGCGGCCGGCGGATGTGGATACACGGCTTCGGCGCCGAGCAACTCCGGGGCGGCAAGGAGCCGCAGAACAACCACTGGGGCGAAGGCGCGACCGATGGTCAGGAGACCGGGATCATGATCCCGGTGTCGGAAGCGCTGACCGCGGCAGCCGGCGAGGCTGGCCATACGATCTCAGTGCATGGCGACTTCGATGCGCAGCCGCTGCAGCGCGACTATTGGCAGCAAGCTGGCGAGAGCTACTACCATTTCGCCAAGCGGCTTGCCGAGGAAATGGGGGCGGTGTTTCGTGTCAAGGGTGGTAACATCGGCCAGTTCACCAAGATGGGCCAGAACATCGACGGCACGGTTACGCCGGATGTGATCGCGACATGGGGGATCAATCTGATCGGCTGGCGGGTGCGGCCGTTGTCGGCGCGGCCGATGTGGGGCTCGGCGAGCCAGCATTATTTCAACGTCGGCGGTGGAACGTGGAATCAGGTCCAGCAGGCGACCACCCAGGCGGCGCCATCCAACATGGCGTCATCGCAGTTTATGCGTGCGCAGCCCTCACCCAATGAGCAACAGGCCGGCGGTGAAAATCAGAGCGACGACGATGGCATCGGCCAGCAACAGGGGCCGGGCCGCATCGTCATCAATGGTGAGCCCAGCGCGCAGGGGAATTGCTATGTCCAACTGTCCGGTGCGCGGCCCGGTGTCGATGGTGTCTATTGGGCATCGACCATCGAGCACATCTACAGCCGTCAAGGCTATGTGACGTGGTGTGACGTGAACGCCGTCCAGATCAGCGGCGGCGATATCTATTACACGTTGCATGGCGCACCACCGGCGGCACCGGCACAGCCATCGAATGCGCCGGGCGGCGCAACGACACCGGCGACGCCGCTAGGCGCCAGCTAATCAGAAACTCCTGCGACGCGACTGCTCCGCAAGCGGGGCGACGCTACCCTTTTGACCACGCAACCCAAGGAGACCCGTTATGGTCGCAGCTCTCGAAAATCCTGTCCTCGACTTCGGCCTGAATCAGCTCTCGACGCTCGCCTCGTATCTGTCGATCTGCTCGACCGAGCCGACCACGATCGCGATTGCCGCGACCTCCGGCCTGCTCGGCTACAAATCGTGGGGCGTCGGCGGCGTGTTCGGTGCGCCCGCAGCGGGCTCGCCCAATGGCCGGCAGGTGTCGTCGAACTCGATCACCGACGGCACCATCACCACCTCGGGCACGGCATCGTGGTGGGCGGTCTACGCCGCCGGCACGCTCTATGCGCACGGCACGTTGAGCGCGGCTCAGGTGGTCACCGCGGGGAACACATTTACCCTTACCTCGTTCAATATTCGCATTCCGAATCAATGATCTAAGTAAGTAGTCATCGGGAATGTGTTGCCAAAAATACAGCAGCGCCTTATGTTCGCTTCATGCGAACCAAGCTCTGCCGTATTTGCGGGAAGGAGAAACCCCGCAACAAGAGGTACTGGCACCCTCGACCATCATCCGCCGACGGTTGGCGCAACGAATGCCGCAAGTGCGTTCAATTGCGCCAAGCCGCCTACAACAAGACCCCGGAGCGTAAGGCCGCTCGGTATGCGCGGGAGAGTGAGCTTCGGCGCATCGATCCGGAATGGCGCGAACGTCAGGACGCCCCAATACGGGTGTGGCGCGAGGAGCAGCGTCTAGCTGGCTTCCCCTGGCGCAAAAAGTACGAGCGTCAGCCAGAGGTGAAAGCTCGCATCGTGCGCGAGCGGGCTGAGAACTACCAGCGCCATAAATCCGAACGCCTCACCTACCAAAATACGCCTCGTTATCGTGCGTGGCTTAGCGCCTACGCCAAGCGCCGCCGCGCCGATCCGATCACCGGGGCGCGTATTCGCGCTGCGATGAACAACTGGCGCATTCGTAATCTCGACGATCGGCGCCGCAAGGGAGTCGTACTATCGCAGAAGCGGAGAGCGCTGTTGCGTGGTCAGACCGAACATTTCACGGTCGCCGATCTGGAGCGCATTCTTGCGGATCAGGACGGCATCTGTTTTTACTGCGATGTCGACCTGATCGAGGAGGCCGATCCGACGGTCGATCATTTCATCCCGCTCTCACGCGACGGGACGAATGCGGCAGAGAATATCCGGCTGGCATGTTTCCCCTGCAATGCATCGAAGGGCAACAAGATGCCTGACGAATTCGAGCCAAAAATTCGGCGCTACCGATCATCAGGGGAATAATCATGCTAGAGCCGAAGCCGACGCTCACCTCGGACACCTTCGAGTGCCGCCACGGCACCTTCACGGTTTTCAACGAAGACGAACTCGTCGGCATGTCGCTCGCGATGTACGGCGAATATTCTGAGGGCGAAGTCGTCGTCTTCGAGAAGTGTCTTCGTCCCGGTCAGGTCGCACTCGACATCGGCGCCAACATCGGCGCCTTCACGGTGCCGATGGCGAAGCTGGTCGGCGACGCCGGCAGGGTGGTTGCATTCGAGGCGTCGGTGCAGAACGTCTCGCTGTTGCAAGCAAATCTCAATCAGAACGGCATCAAGAACGTCGTGGTGATCCCGGCCGCGGCGAGCGACACCATCGGCATGGTGAAGGTCTCCAAGCAAGATGCGCTTCACGCCTATACCCGCCCCGAGATCAACGTCGGCGAGCTGGAAGTACCGTGCCGCACCATCGACAGCCTGCAGCTGCCGAAGTGCAACTTCATCAAGATCGATGTCGATCGCCACGAGCTGCAGGTGCTCAAGGGCGCCGAGGGAACGATCGCGACGCACAAGCCGATCATCTACATCGAAAACGAGGATCAGCAGAAGAGCGAGGCGCTGATCGCGTGGCTGGTCGAGCACGGCTATCGGCTCTATTGGCACCGGCCGTCGCACTACAATCTGCGCAACTTCCGCGGCGTGCCGCGCAACGTGTTCGGCATGCTGATCTCGATCATGATGCTGTGCGTTCCCGACAACGACTGGCCGTGGGACATCACCGGGCTCGACGAGGTCGCCGACATCCGTCAAGACGACGACATGTTCAATCGCGAGATCGCGCGCTACCAGCGGGTCACCGAGAAGTTTCCCGACGATCTGATGTCGCGGCTGCTCACCGCGCATTACATGAATCTGATGCAGCGCTCCGACGAGGCGATGGCGCTGATCGAGGAGAACCTCGCCATTGATCCTGAGCACAAGGCGTCGCTCAACATCAAGGCGCTACTCGACCTGCAGGCCGGCCGCTGGCATGACGGCTGGAAGGGTTATGACCTGCGCTACGGCCACGCCAACAAACACATGTTCGGCGGCGCGCGCGAGCACTTTCGGGTCGGTTTGCGGCTCGACGATGCCGGTGACGAACAAGAATGCCGAGAAGCCATTCCGCGCTGGGACGGCTCGCCGACCGACGAGCCGGTGCTGATCTGGACCGAGCAGGGCTTTGGCGACCAGATCATGTTCGCCCGCTTCATGGACTTGGTGCACGATCGCGCGCCCAACGCGTTCCTTGAAGTGCAGCCTGAGCTGTTCGAGCTGTTTGATCATCCGCAATCGCGCGAAGCACTTGACCTGCCGCATGAAGGTGACCTGTATCGTTCGCGCCGCACGCTGCCGCCCTACACGTTGCAGCTGCCATTGCCGTCGGTACCGGTGGTGCTCGATGTCGGCGAGAACCAGATCAGGGGTGACGGCAAGCCTTATCTGTTCGTCGATGCCGAGGTCATCGCCAACTGGCGCGGCGACGGCAATCATCCATTCGCTCACGGCCGCGATCCGCTCAACGGCGCTCGTGTCGGGCTGTGCTGTGTCGGGTCGCTCACCAGCGAGCGGCCTTATACCCGCGACATCCCGAGCGAGCTGATCGCGCCGTTCGTCAAAAACTACGGGCCGTTCTTCAGCCTCGAACATTCCGGGCAGTTTGAATCCTTCGCCACCACCGCTGGCGCGATCATGGCGCTCGACCTCATCATCACCGTCGACACCTCGATCGCGCATCTCGCCGGTGCGCTCGGCAAGCCGGTGTGGCTGCTGTTGTCCTACGATCCCGATTGGCGCTGGGGGCTCACCGGCGAGTCGAGCATCTGGTATCCGACCATGAGAATCTTCCGGCAGCCGAAATTCCGCGACTGGAAGTCGGTGATCGCCAACGTCAGCGCCGCCCTTGAGGATCGCGACGCGTGACCGCCTATCTGCACGACCTCGGGTCCACGCAAACGATGCAGGGACCAGGGGTTGCGCTCAACATCCTCGGCGGCATCTTTGCCAACAGCACGATCTTCGTTGCCGTCGCCGTGGCAAGTACGAATCAGGTGATCGGCCCATCGACCGTCACCGACAATTCCGGCAACACCTACAAGCTCGCCGCCTCGGTCACCCGCTACGATGTCACTACCCAGGTGTGGCTCGGGCTGTTCTACTGTCCGAACTGCAAGCTGGTTTACGGCAACACCAACATCACCTTCGCGACTAATGTGCAGGGCGCGGCGTCGACGGTGATCTCGGCGTTTTGGGCTCAAGGCATCGTCACCTCCGTCGAGCCGTTGGCGACGATCCGCACCGCCAATGGTGGCGCCGGCAAGCCGACCATCACCTCGACCTTGTCGATGACAAGCGGCGATCTCATGGTTGCGGTGTGCGCGGTGCGGCCGTGGCCAGCCAATACAATTTATTCCGAGGACACCACCTCGAAGTGGGCGTCGCCGCCATTCCAGAAGCTGGCGACCGCCGATGCGCTGGTCGGACTTGCCGGGCCGACCGTGATCAATCCAAACGGCGCCGCTGGCGTGACGTGGTCGCCCAACGTGACGGCGACCAGCTTCTGGCTTGCGCTGATGGGCGGCTTCAAGGTGGCGCAGACCACTACGATGCCGTCGGCCGCGGACCTCGTTGTCGGTTCGCCTGAGATCGACACACCGCTGCGGTTTTCGATCTTCGGTAGTATGGTGCCGCGCCCGCTGATCGTGCAGTCGCCGTTCATTGGCATCCCGTCGACCATCCTGGCAAGCCCGCAGATCGTGTGCCTGACCCACCGCTACGACGGCATCATGGAGTCGCTGTTCACCAACTTGAACGTCGACTTTTCGCTGGAGACGGTGTCGGGATCGCTGATCGGGCGCACCAGCGATAATCGCGGTCCGGCCGAGGCGATCAACGTCCAAGAGCCGCTGGTGCTCGCCGACGACGTGCTGTCGCTCGATGTCTCCGGGCTCACCGGTGATCTCGAAACCAGGGTTGCCGCTCTGGAAGCTGCGGTCGGGCCGCTGGTTGATCAGATGGGTGGCGTCCAACAGGCGCTCAACAACATCAACGACCAGCTCACCGCGATCAACGCGGCGATTGCGATACTGCAGGCCGATGTCGGCAGCAGCACCAACATCTACATGCCCACCGCCTACATGTACTCGCTGGCGTCGCCGACCATCGGTCAGCCGACCCTCACCAGCCCATAAGGATAGCACGTGGCCCTTATTTCGATCGGCGGCACCACGCCGTCCCCGGCGTGGTCGATGTTGTATTACGGCGACACCACCTATTGCATCACCGATTCGTCGGGCAATCAATGGTCGATCGCCTATGGCGGCACCAACGATACGGCGACGCTCAAGAACGGCGCGCAGTTCAACAACGGTGGCTGCAACGGCTACATGTTGATCGACGCCTCCGGCAACATCTGGATCACCCAGACATCCGGATCAGCGGTCGGCGACTGGTGGTGGACGACCCCGACCGGCACGGTTTGGAATTACAACGGCACCACCGGGCCGTCGTCGGTGCCGATCTGCGGCAACGCGATGCCGGTCGGTGGCAGTGTGCCGAATTTGCTCGGCCAGTCGCTCATGTTCGGCGACACCGGTCACGTGCTGGTCGCCACCACCGTCGGTAGCGCCTATCAAGTTTATTGGATCAACGCCACCGGCACGATCTATCGTCCCACCACCCTCACGCCCAACACGCCGGTTACCGGCGGTACGCTGGCGGTGGGCGACCTGATCGAATTTGCCCCCACCACCACCGTCACCGCCTTTATTTGGGTGCGCATCTCCGGTGCTTGGTACTATCTGCGCGGCGCCGACAATACCCTTTACCCATGGAATGGCGGACCTGCGCCACAGCCGACCAACGGTCCGGCGTCATGGGCGATCACCGCCACTCCAATCGCCACCGCGTCACCGCAGCTTGCCGCCGGCCCGCCTTACGCCTTGGTGGCGATGGCGCTCAACAACGCGGTGATCACGCCGCTCGGGCAGTCGATCCTCGCCATCGATATCGCCCACAGCTTGGCCGTCACTGGTGGCGGCGGCACCAATATCGTCATGCCGGGGGTCGGTGGCCAAGTGTGGATCGGCGGCTATGCCGTCGCCGGCCCGAAGCTCACCAACAGCGGCGACATTGTCGAAGCGGCGCCGACCACCACCATCAGCTCGAACATCTGGGCGCAGATCGCCGGGGTTTGGTATTACTGGCGTGGCGCCGACAACACGTTTTATCAGTGGAACACCGGACCAGCTCCGCAGCCAACCAACGGTCCGCAATGGGCACTGACCGCGGTCCCGCTCACCGTCGGCTCGCCATCGATCGGCGCCGTCACCTCGTCACCGGGCATCACCAATCCGACGATCTGGATTACCTCGGTTGGATCGCCGACCACCGCTGCGCCGCAGGGCACGACGCTTCCGTTCACCGATCTCACGCATTGCATCTTCGACAGCTCGCACAAGTCGATTGCGTTCAATGCCACCGCCTACTGCATCATCAACGGCGGCAATTCGCCCTATGGCGGCAGCGTCGCCGGGGGCGCGTTCTATGAGATCGATTACACCGGCGCCGTCTGGGTGTGGAGCGGCAGCGGCGGCCAGTGGTACAACGGGCCGACCGCCGGCCTCAGCTGGCAAACGCAGCCCCACGGTCCCACTCTCGCGCTGACCGCGGCACCGCTCACCGTCGGCTCGCCGCAGTTTGCACCACCCGCCTTCAACGAGATCGATGTCTTGGCGGCGACGCCGCTTACGGTGGGCTCGCCAGCGCTCGGCATGCCACCGCTGGTGCAGCAACAGGTCTTGGTTGCCACCGCGATCACCACGGTGTCGCCTGGAATCGACGCACCGCCGCTCGGTCAGAAAGACGTTCTCAGCGCGATTGCGATCACCACCGCCTCGCCCGGCATCGGATCGCCCCTGCTGATCCAGGCGCAGGTGTTCGGCGGCGTCGGCGTCACACCGGCGTCGCCGACTTTCGGCGCGTCACCGCTGCTGCAGGTGCAGGTGCTCAGCCCGACGCCGCTCGCCGTCGGCTCGCCGGCATTCGGTTCGGCGCCGCTCGGCCAGATCGACAACCTCACCGCCGTGCCGCTTGCGGTCAGCGCCATCGCCTGGGGCAGCCCCAGCGCGGTCATCATCGTCGCCCAGGCGGCGGTGTCACTCACGGTGGGCTCGCCCGCGCTCGGCGCCCCGGTGCTCCAAGAGATCACTGCGTTCACCGCGGTTGGCGTTACACCGGCTTCGCCATCGATCGGTGCACCCACCGGCGGCTACGCCGTGGCCACCGGTGGCCTTTCGGTTGCGTCCCCCATTGTACAATCAGGGACGCTCGCGCAAGTCCAAGTCCTGGCCGCAGCGCCACTGACGGTTGCGTCACCGGCGATCGGGATCGGCCAGACCGCCGGTGTCATCGGCGTACATGCCTACGACCTCGTCGTGGCGAGCCCATGGATCGATGTTCCAGCGCTTGGGCAGATTGGTGCCCTGGCCGCGGTCCCGCTGATCCTGGGCTCCCCTGCGCTGGGGGCGCCGGCATTTGGCGCCATAGCGAGCCCCGGGGCCGTCGACCTCGCCGTCGGCAGCCCGATCATCCCGGCGCTGACGTTCACCGAGGTCATCTCGCTTGGTACCGCCGGGCTGGTCCCGGCAGGTCCGGCGATCGGCGCGCCCACCGGCGGCTATGTCGCTTATCCGACCTCCTTGGCGACATCGTCGCCGGGGCTGGGCGCGCCGACGCTGAGACAGATTGTTGCGCTCGCTGCGGTGTCCTCCGCGGTGGCGTCGCCGGTGATCCCGGCGGTGGCGATCGGCGTCACCGGCGCCATGACGGCCGTCGGCCTCGCCGTTGCCTCGCCGCAGCTCGACGCGCCGTTCATCGCCGTCACCGGCGCGCTCGCTGCCCTTCCGCTCACCGTTGGCGCCCCTGCCATCGGTGCCCCGTCGCTCGGCGCCACGGTCGGGCTGACGGCAACCTCGATCACCGTGAGTTCGCCCGTCGTCCCCCCTGTGGCCCTCACGGTGGTCGTCGCTCTTGGCCCCGCGCCCGCGCTCGTGGTCGGCTCACCGACGCTTGGTGTGGCGGCGCTCAGCGAGGTGCAGCGTCTGGTGGCGTCCGCGCTCGTGGTCGGTTCGCCTGCGATCGGTGCGGCGGTGCTGGCCGGGACGCAAGTGATCGTCCCACGCGATTTCGTTGTCGGCTCGCCCGCGCTCGATGCCCCGACGATGAGCCGCGCCGAGATGCCGCCCGCGCTCGACATCAATGTCGGCTCACCGGTGATGGTGATGCCGACGCTGACGCGATTTATACAGGTAATTCTGTCGAGCTCGATCACTGGCCAGATCGAGGCGACACCGCCGGTTCACGGCAGTCTGCCGTTGGTGCAGGTCTTCGGCGGCATTACCGGCGTCGGCATCACTGCGGTGGTCGGGCCGCCGAAGCCTTTGATCGGAAAGATGCCGACGGTCCCGGCAGTACCCGGATCGGCCGACATCGAACGAGTCCCAATTTCCTGAATGGGTGCGGTCGAGCCCTGATGCGGCTGCATTCCAGAAGCCCGGCCCGGACAATCTTCCCCGTCCGGGTCGGGTGCTACTTCTCATACAGCAAAAACACAACACTCGGGCGAGGAACCGATGCCGACGCATCACGATGACCTCGAATTGGTGGCCGGTGACGACTGGACGATTCCTGGCACGCTGACCGATACTGACGGCACGCCGCTCGATCTCACCACGGTGCAGGACATCCAGTGGATCATGCTCGGCCCCGACGGCAATCCGTGCCTGCCGCCGGGCTCGGCGACGGTGCAGGTCGTCAGTCCGCCGACTGCCGGGCAGGTGCTGGTCACCGTGCCGAACCTCGTCACCAAGACGCTGCCGGCTGGCCGCTACGTCGATGCGATGCGGGTGATCATGGCAGCTTCGACGCGCGCCACGGTGTGGACCGGCGCCATCGCGGTCGACGCCAATGCGTTCGATTCGATCGACAACTTCCCCTCAGTAACGCCAACGCGAGAGCACTGAAATGATGAACCCCGGCATCATCGAAGGCGGCACCCAGGTCGCCAGTGAAGTGATCAAGTCGCTGCAGTCGGCACCGGTGCTGATCGCGCTCGTTGTGTTGCAGGGCTTCACCCTTGGGGGCATCACGTGGTCGATCTATCAGCGCGAGAAAAATGTCGCCGAGGAACGTCGGCAATTTGCCGACGAACGCAAGCTGATGGTCGAAATGATAGCGAAGTGCTCACCGGATCAACCGATCCGAGACAGACCGTAATCGTGTGATTTCTTCCGGCCACTACCGCCCCTTCGGGGGCGGCTTTTTTTTTGCCGCAACAGCCGCAGCACAAGCCGTCGGTGAAGCAACATATCCAACGGCAATGGGCAAAGCCATTCACTGAGACCTTGACGGATCGTGGTGCTCGGTCGGCAGCGGTGCGCCGGTCAGTATCAAGTGGCCACCGACGCCGATGATCTCGAAGATGGCGACCATGGTGCCGACCAGCAGAGCTTCGCGCATCGCCGCTGCATAGTTCATGTAACGGTAGCCGCTGTTGGCCGAGAAGCGGTGGGCGATGACGATCAGCGGCAAACCTATCAGCAACGCGACGGTCATAAGCTCGGTCACGCGTTGCCGCTCCGCTCATTCTCCGGCGCCGGCTGGACCTCGAAGCGATCCGGCGTTTTGCCGGTGACCAGCTCGATCATCTCGCCCATGAAGCTGGTCATCATGTCCATGAATTGCTGCTTGCGTTCTTCGTTCTGCTCCACCGCGATGATCCGGATCGAGCCGAGCAACAGCGGCTCTCGTTTCTTTTCCTCTTTGAAATTGGCCATCAGGTAGGCACACCACATGTCGCCCTCGCGGCGCATCGCGAGCTTGACCGGCATCTGTCTGGTTTCCATCGGTGCTCTCCTTTTCATCGCCCCCAGCACTCCTCGAAGTCGTCGAATTCGATCAGCATGGTGGGGATCACTTCCAGTCCGCTGCCTTCGCACCAGCGGCACAGCTGGCCGTCGTCGTGGCGGCCCTCGCCCTCGCAGCACGCGCACAGCACGATGCGTTCGTCGTTCATGGCCGTCGGCTTCGCATCTTGCGCTGCGTCTTCGGGAACGGGCGGCTCGGTATCTTGCGCTTCGGTTTGCGCCACTTCGGCCAATTGTACCCAAGCTTGGCAGCGTCAGTGCGCGTCATCCGCTTGGCGTGCGCCGCTTGTTTCTTCACGATCCGCTTCACCTTGGCGACGCGGCCGGTGTCGGTGGCGCTCTTCGTCTTGTGCGATCCGATGTCTTTGGGATCGAGATTGAACCACCGATCGACATCGGGATCGTTGCGTTCAAGGGCATACAGCCGGATGTGATCGAATTGAAACAGCGCGATCACGTCGTCGGCAGATGCTTTGTAGCGGCGCAGCTCGTCGCGGCGCAGCGGCGGCAGCAAGCACACCAGCGCTGCAGCCAACCGTTCGGGCAGCGGGATGTAGGCGCGCTTGCTCATAGGTTTCTCACGGCAGCTTCACGACATGCGGATGCAGTATGATCACCGCGAAGATCACCAGCACCGCAAGCGCCAGAGCGATGAAAGCGGCAAGTTGGAGCTTGCGTTGCGGCCGCGGTGGAATCGACTTCGGCTCCCATCGTAGGTCATCGTTGTTTTCGTTGCTCACCGGTTTTCACCTTTGGCGCGGCACTCTGCTCCTCGACTTCAAGCGAGACGGCGCCGAGATTGTGGACCTTGCGCCCCTCGCAGACGGCGCAACGATTGTCGATGGTGGCGGTCATGTTGCCGCAATGCGGGCACAGCGTGTGTTCGGCCATGTCATTTCCTTTCGGTTAGTCTCAAGGTCTCGTCGCATTTGCGCCTGATATGCCGCAGCACCACTTCGGCGCCAGTGCCGACCGGGACGTGCGGCAACTCTTCGTCGGCGAGATCACGGCAGAATTTGAGCGCCGTGATCAGGCTCTCGTATTGATCTGGCGTCATCACCGCCTCCCGTAAACGGCGACCGCTGTCCGCTTCCCATGGTTGAGCATAACGAAGTTTCGCCGGTTGAACGACATCATCCAGTCCAGACCGCAGGCGCAAGTGCCCGCCGTCGCCATAGGAACGGCCGTGGCGCGTCTTCCTGGCGGGACGGCCCGCAGCCGCCGGATCGTATTTTTCTGCGCCCTGGTCCGCCGCACGGTGGCGGCCGAGCGTTTATTACGCTCGCTGTACCCCAGGCACTCGACGCACATGGTGTGTCGTCGTGCGCGAGGCCGCTTGGCGCATTTAACGCAGAGTAGCAGAGGCAGCCGGCGCCGGTGAGCCATGACTCGTGGTTATCTCGTTGATGCGTCTACTTAGTTGGTGCTGAGACCCTCATCGTCCAGGGCAAGGACGTTAACCGCCCATTCGCCGGGCTCGTACTCTTCGGTCCACCCGGCGATCACCCGATCTGGCTTGATGCCGAACTCGTGCATGAGCACCGACACCGCCTCCCGGCTCGGCAACCCCTCGGTGACCTTGGTGTCGACCGACACGGAAAGGTGGCGGCACAGCCCCATGGGTTGGTTCTCGAACGAGATGCAAACCCGGAAGCCATCCTCGATCAGAACCTCTTGCACGGGCGGGCGCTTGAAGCCGGCCTTGCGATCCTTCAACCGCACCGATGAGCGCCCCTGCGGGATCGACGCCGCCCAGTTGGTGACCGTCTCCATGCTGGCAGTCTGGTCGCGCGCATTCGAGAGCGCGTTGGCGATGGCGTTGCGCTCGGGCGGGCCGATGATCAGGGCGCGGTTGGCCATCAGGCCGGCTCCGGTAGCAACGGCAACGCCGGGCGCGACAGTGCGATGCCTGGGCAGTTGTCGCCGTAGGCCGTCGCGGTGCCGGCGGCGCACTGGGCGTCGATGTAGGGCTGCAGGCCGCTCAGCTTGGCGCACTCCGCACCGCGGTTGGTGACGACAAGATAGCGGCAGGTCGCCTGTCCATAGCCGGGCAGGCAAAGGGTTTTGATGGTCGTGCTGTTGATGATGCTCATTACACGAAGTCCTTCGGTGGCAATGGTATCCGTTTGAGTTTGGAGCGGGGCCGCCAGATGTGCAAAACAAATGGATGGTTGTTGATGTGGTTCTTCTCGGGCACGTGGAGCTGCATCGCCACTTCATCCGGGGTGAAGAACGCCCGATGGACGAACGACATCTCGGCCCAGGTCGGGCAGCGATCCTCGACCGAGACCGAGACGTGATCCCAGCCGCCGCCAGCTGCGGCGAGGATGCGCAAGAACGTCTTCCCGCACGGCACCACGAAGGCACCGTTGTAGCGCAGGTCGATGCTCTTGATGTCGGTGATGCCCATGCTCAGCCACGCCTCGCTCGGGAGGGTGATGCGGAAGCGGTCAAGCTCAGTCAGATTGCGCATCGTCGATCGGGTCTTCTGCGGTTGGGTTGTTGGGCTCGGCGGCATCAAGGATGATCCTGGCAAGCTTGCGCGGGATCACGAGGTGACGTTGCGCTTTGCCGCCGGGACCGCGCCAGTCGTAATCTTCGCGCAGTTTCTTCAATGCGAGCTTGGGATCGAAGGTCAATGCTCGGTCTCCTGGCGCAGCATTCCGACCATGCGACCGGATTGATGGTTGAGCTTGCTCTCGATCGTTAGTGGGCCGAGCGTCGGCTTGCCGCCGATCACCGGGCGGATGATGTCGCGATGACCGAGCAGCGTCTCGCTGTCGGTCTCGGCGATGAAGACGACCACCTCTTTGCGCCTGGGGTGCTCGGACGGCGGGATGTCCAGATCAGCCTTGCCGCCCTCGACGATCCATGCCTCGTCGACGAATACATAGGCGGTGGCGCCGATATGCTTCATCAGCGCTTTGACAAGCTCAACCGCAGCGTTCTTGGAGAGATGTTGCGGCGGCGGTATCAGATCGAGCGAGTCATCGGTCTCGACCATGTAGACCTGGCGCATCTCGCCACTCATGTCGAACAGTTTACCGGTCAGATTCGATGCCAGCTCGATTAACTCCTGCGGTGTCATTATATTCCTCCTCGCTAATCTGTTTGCCGTGGCGCCAATACTCAATGCGGCTGTAGGGGCGACGCGGGCGGACATTGTCGCCGATGCGCTCTTGTCCGGTGGTCATCAGCGCGACGAACACCTCTGGCCGTTCAGGGATCATCGTCGGATCGACCAGTAGCATCGTGCTCTTGTCGTCCTTGCTCAAGGTCCGCGCGTCGATCCGCTTCGCATAGTCGGGCGCAGCGAGATACGGGCACGCCATCAACGCGTAGTGGGCGCACTCGCTGTGCATCGGCGGATCGATGTAGGCACCGTCGGGATGGAATGCCGACAATGGGCCGCCGACAAACCAGCGGCCGCGCCACAGCCCGTTGGCGCAGATCGGGCACCAGTCGCGAGCGAGCGCGATGGCGCGCTTGACATCGTCGTTGATCTGGAAGTGCGGCCGTCCGGTGGCGTCGTGGTAGACGCTCCATGGGATCGGATAGCCACGGCGGTCGCGCGGCAGATGCGCCATGCGCTCGGGGATCGGGATCACGGTATGACTCCGGCCAGTACCTTGGCGACCTGTTCGAAGCTATGGGCCGGTCCAGGGTCTTCATCACTGACCTTCTCGATGAACGTCCCATTTTCCAACGGCAGAAGCGTGATCCCGTTCGGGCGCACCAGCCCGATCACGCCGTTCTGTTGCCATAGCTTGTGCAGATAGGCGCGCAGCGTCGGATCGCGGTGGGCGTGCGGGTGTTTAGGGTCGCACCAGATTTGCACCACCAGAACGGTGAACTCTTTGCCGTCCTGCTCGCAGGTGACGTAGTCCGGCATCAGGTCGATCACGTAGTGCGATCGATCAGGCCGCCGCAGATCGAGACAGGCTTTGTCGACCAGCCAGCGGCACGACCACATTCGACACGAGTTCGGACGGTCCTTATAGATGGCGCAGCCGTTGAAGCGTTGGTGCTTACAGCGTTCGCCGCCTTTCTTGTGAAGTTCTTCGACCGGCACCAATCGACAGCACAAAGTGCAGTCGCCGCACTTACGCTCCATCAAAATACTCCAATGGTAGGCGCGCCGATCTCCGGCGCCGCTGCGGTTAAATCCAGCGCTATGAGCGCGTCGATGAAGTCGGCTGCGTCGACTTCCTGCATGATCTCTGGCAGCTCGCCCACTACCGATCTCACGAGGTTCGCAAACATGATGGCGCGTAATTTTGTGGCGCTGGCGGCGGCGCCCTGTTGTCCGCGCGCGCCGCGATAGCCGGCGAGCCACTGCGCCGTCAGCGTCGCCAGCGCTGCGCCGATCGCATGCGGTGGATAGCGCAACATCAACGGCCCGACCTGCGCGACGATCTCGTTGGCGAGCTTCTGGTGTATCTCGACTTCGGGCGGCAGCTTAGGTTTGTCGGTCATCGGCGATCCTTTAGCATGTTGTCGCCCCACAGCTGCGCCCACGCCCGCACGTAGTCGGTGTCTGGTGAGATGCGGCCATGCAGAATATCGTTGACCGAGGCGTAGAGCTTGGTTTCGACTTCGAGTTGGCTCATGCACACCTGGGCGGCGAAGTTCATCGGCTGCAGCACCCGGCCGAACCATTCGCCGGCCTCGATGATCGGCTGTCGCGGCATCTCGGGATTGAGCGCCCAGATATGGAATTCATGGCTGGCGTCGGGCAGATAGATCGCGGCATCTTCGAGTCCCGGTCGCGGCTTGAGGTTCATCACAAACATGATGTACGAGTGCCACGCCGGATGCGCGCCCGGACATTCGACGACATAGAAGTCGACGATGACATCGCTACCATCGGGAACGCGAGGGGTATCGACGCGCCACGCCCGGCCGAACGGCCCGCTCATTGTTGGTTTGGTAGTCACGTGATCCTCAATGTGATTCATCTGGCGCTGTCCGCAGTTGCTGCTCGTTCATGATCAAGAGAAGGCCGCGCCGATCCTGTATGACGTAGCGCAGCACGTGGCTTTCGAGCTTGTAGCCGAAGAACGCCACGCGACCGTTGAAGGTATAGTCGCCCGTGGTCTTCTGGACGGCATCGCCGCGGATGAAGCGCGGGCTTACCGGTGCCACCTCCTTGCCCGCGGCCATAGTCCCCTCAATGAGAGTGTTCTCGTCGCTGACCGCCGTGACCAGCTCCCAGTGCAGTCGGGCGATGTCCTTCTGTGCCTGCACGCCAGCGGGCGACGTGCGCTCGTGGGCATACAGTGAGAGGGCATTGGCGAGCTGGCGGCCGATCGCGGCGATCTTGGCGTCCATGGTTACTCTCTTGGTGGGTCCGCCTTGGCGAGAAACGGCGCCACCTTGGTCAACAGGTCGCTCAAACTGAGCGCTTCGGCGTCGGTGTTGCAGGTCGCGGTGACGCGCAGCGACTTGCCGTTGAATTGAAAATCCAACGCCGATTGATGCTGCGGCTGGTTCGGGATCACGGCTGTGGCCGGGCGTGGTGCCGGCGCGTAAGGCGTTGCCGGCACATAAGGTGTTGCCGGCGCGGCGGCGGGACGATCCTGCATTAGCTCTTGCTCCTGGGTTGCGGTGGTCTTGATGGTGCTGACGTGCTCGGCGATCTCGTCTTCGAGCTTGTCGAGCGTGGTGGATGACAGGCCACGAGCCGGCACTGTCTTGGGCATGAGATCGTCGGGGATCGGGGTCGGCTCACGTGCCATTCTTGTCTCCTTGTGGTTCGGCGGCGTCCCCTTGTGAACGAGGGGCAGTAGAGGACGCCGCCTGCTCAGCCGCCGGGTCGTCACCGGTGGCTGCATTGGTCGCACCGCCCTTGCGGGTGCGTGGCTTCTTTTCCGGCTCGATGATCTCGGGCTCAGGCGCGCGCGCGGCCTGGATCGCCTCGTCGAACTGACCGGCGGTGGTGGCTTGATTGAAGCCCTCGTCGGTGGCGCGTGGCTGCAGGCGCTGCAGCAGGCCAGCCGTCGGCTGCTCCATCGTCACCTGATCTTCGTCGAAGTCGGCCAGCTCGTCGGATGTGTAGAGCCCGGCGGTGACGTGTGGGAAGTAAATCCGCGCCACGTCGCGCACGGTGTTGTAGATCATCTGCACCTCGGGCTTTTTCTCCCACAGCGGTGAGCCTTTGATGGTGCCGCTCTCGTTGCGCCCAGGTCGCAGTTTGCCGAGCTTTTCCGAAATGTAGGAGATCGTCTTGTGTCTGCGGCGCAAGGTGAACGTCACTTTGCATTTGCGCTCGTCGCCCTCACCGAGGATTTCGTATTCGAGCGGGCCGTCGATCGGTGCGCGCGCGAGGATCACAGCGTTGTAGAACGCCGCCTCATAGCTGATCCGCTTGACGCCCTTTTGCTCGACCTCGTAACTCCAATTGGCAACGGTGAATGGGTCCATCTGTAATTGCAGTGCGCGGATGGTGACGGCGAGACACGAGCCCGGCTTGTTGCGCAGATGCGGTGGCACCGCCGTGTCGGCGAGCGCCATCAACTTAGCGAACTCCATCACCTCAAGCATCGAAGCGAACTTGACGCCGACCAGCTCGCCCGGCTGCGAGCCGGAGATCGTCATCTCGCCGATGCGCTCGCTGTCGAGCTTGGAGTCAATCAGCAGCGATTGCCGCTGCTCACGGGTCTGGCCAGTATCACTCACGGGACTTCTCCACTTTTTCTTTCATCTCGGCCCAGGTCATGGTTGCGGCGTCGTTCCAGGCATCGGAGGCATCGCCCCACACCGATCTCGCATCGAGCCATGCCATGCGAAACCCCAACTTGAATTCGGAGATCAGTCGGTCAACGACCGCCCATGTGATTATGGTTGGCGTTGCCAGCACGATCAGCGCGCGGAATGCGAAGAGCTGCAGACCGGTCATCTGTCTTTCCTCGGTTGGTACGCCATCTTGGCGTGCTCGGCGCAGTACGGGCATGATGCCTGCCGCTTGGCGCCGCAATAGCGGAAGTCCTGGCTTGCCGGATCGCCGATTGGCCACAGGCATCCGGCGATCGGCACCCCAAACAGCGCATAGTGACCGGTGCTGCCCTCGAATTGATTGGTGAGCGTATCGGGCGGCGGAGGTGGCTTTGGTTCCGGCATTGGTGGCGGCGGTGGCGGTGGTGCCACGGTTCGCAGCTTCGGCTTTGGTCGCGGTGGGCGATGCCCGGCGAGCCTGAGACCAAGCCGCTCGGCCTTGCCGACCACCGAGTTTTTGGACACGCCGAGTTCTTTGCCGATCTCGGCTGCCGACATGTTGCCGTCGCCGATCAGCTCCCGCAGCCGAACTACACGCCACTCGGGCCACTGGACCATGAGACATCAAATCATGCCCTCAACTCGAAGTCGCGCATCGATCCGTTCGCGCTGCGGCACCGAGAGGTTCAGGGAACGTGGGCCGCTGTCGTCGCCGGGATCGGGACCGGGCCAACGTCCGCTTTCCAGACAGTTGGCGAAGGTGCGCAACGCGACGCGGTTTTGTCGTCTACCTCTTTCGATATCGTCCTGATGCATCGGTGGGGTAACGCGCACACAGAACGGCCGCGTCTTCTCGACCATCACCAACGTGAAGCTCTTCATCTCGATGTCGAACACGGCCTTGAGGCCGTCGGCGATCAGCGCTGCCTGTTGGTGATAGGACAGCTCGCCGATGGTGCGGACCACATCGCTCATCACCACCGAGCGCGTCGTCTTGAGATCGGCGACATCGCCCGAGTCGGTTGGGATCGCGTCGGGCCGGCTTTTGAGCCAAACTCCTGTTTCAGGATCGCGCCAAATCAGACTTCTCTCGATCAGTCCATCAAGGACGCCACCGGCGACCATCGGGTGCTTGGACAGTTGGATCGCCATGCCTCTGACGACCTCGACTTGGGCGTCGGTCAATACCATCTTGCCCTCGCGATGGCGCGCGATCATCCACTCTTGACAAGAGTGATTCGATGCATGCCATGCACGGCCGGTGCGGTCGGGGGCGAATCGTGGACGGATCACGAACGAATCGCGGAAACTTCCGACACCTCCAACCAGCAAACTATGCGAGGCCGAGCCGAGCACCGCCCATTCACGATCGGCCTTGGCTTCGTCACGCTCTTCGCGAGATGGATTCAGATACGACTGATCGAAGAAGTGCAGCGGGCTCTTGTGATAGATGATCCGCAGGCCGCTCGACGACACCGACGGGCCAACGCACAAATCGGCATGGTATTCTTCAAGTGGAATGCCGGCGTAGCAGCCGCCCACACTTACCGGATTATGGTCCCACTGAATGCTCTTCACTGCCGCCTCTCTCTGCGATCCGCTGATGTAAGCTCGACCTTGCTACAATTGCAAGGTCGAATTTGCAAATCGCCGATCGCCGCACTATGTTTCGGTGGATTATTCAATGATGGAAAGCCGATGCCCCGCGGTGTGCTCAACACGACGACGCTGACAGCGAAGCGAATCAAGACGCCGGAACAGGTGATCGAATTCTTGACGGCGCACGATCGCATCGGGCGCGTCATGGAGATTTGCGGCAATATTTCAAGACAAGCGGTTATTCAGTGGAAGCTGGTGCCGCTCAAACATATGCGGGTAATTGAACAAGAGTTCGGCATTCCGCGTGAGGTACAACGGCCCGATCTCTTTGGTTAAAAAAGGGCGAGTCCCGAAGGACTCGCCCTCTCGCTTGCCAGCTTTGCCCAGCCTGACCGAGGCATACCGCGCCTGGACCGGCTGTGCCATGCTCCGCTCCGCCAGCCTCGCTTCGCCCGGGCTCGCCCAACGCGGATCAGCCAGGACGTGCCATGCAAGGCCAGCCTCGCCACGCCGCGCCAAACCACGCGTTGCTGCGCCAAGACCAGCAAAGCCGCGCCAGCCTTGCCGTGCAACGCCACGCCCGACCACGGCGTGCCCAGCTCGGACCTACCGTGCCGAGCATCACCGGGCCGCGCACTGCCAGCCTCGCCGTGACGTGCTGGACACTGCCTACCCTGCCGCACCTCGCTGCGCAGGGACTTGCTGCGCCAGCCTCGCCATGCCCAGCCAGACCAAGCAGGGCAGCGACGAGCAATGCGCTGCTCGGAGCTGCCGCGCCGCGCCGGCCTCGCCATACTGCGCCGCGCCTCGCCAGGACCGGCAACGACTTGCCGTGCGTTGACGAGCCCAGCCTTGCCAGCCACGCATCGCGACGCTACGCCAAGCCCGGCCAAGACAGGCTAAACCCCGCCAGCCTTGCTTCGACCGGCCGCGCCTCGCCTCTGCCGCGCAAAGCCATACAGAGCCAGCCTCGACGCGCTCGGCTGGGCCGTGCCGAGCCGGACACTGTCCTGCTCAGCACCGCAGAGCCGTGCTTAGCGCTGCCAGCCTCGACCGGCTGCGCTTCGCCATGACAGACTTAGGCGTGCCACGACTCGCCCCGCTGTGCTCGGCTTTGCCTAGCCAGCCTCGCCTCGCTACGCCGTGCAAGACCTTGCCCGATACGCCAAGACCAGCTCTGCTCTGCCAGCCTCGACCAGCCACGCCGTGCTTTGCC